TCCCTCCTTTTTGTCCTTTTTCTCCAATAGATCCATTTGATCCTTTCATACCTTTTTCTCCCTGCTCACCTGTTAATCCTCTTGGACCTAATAATCCTTGTGGTCCTTCTGAACCTCTTTCTCCTTTTATTCCTATAGGTCCTACTGGTCCTGTTGTACCCGTTTCTCCTTTTTTACCAGTTTCACCTATTTCTCCTTTTTCTCCTTTATCTCCTTTTTCACCTTGAATTCCTTCTTCTCCTTTATCTCCTCTATCTCCTCTATCACCTTTATCTCCTTTATATCCTCTATCACCTTTATCACCTCTAACTCCTTGTTCTCCTTTTTCACCAATTTCACCTCTATCTCCTTTATCACCTTTATATCCTCTATCGCCTTTATCACCTTTTGAACCTTTTGTACCATTAATTCCTGCTTCACCTTTATCACCTTTATCACCTTTATCACCTTTTAATCCTGTAAAACCTCTTTCTCCTTTATTATTTATAGTATTTTGTGATTTATTTTGAATAGATTTATATAAATTATGTAAATTATTTAAATTAACATTCATCATTTTAATTTGTTGTTTTAAGTTATTAATTTCCATTAAAATATTATTAACATTCATAATATAATTATTATAATTAAATAATAAAATAAACTTATTTAAATAATATATTTAGAAAAATGATTTAATATTATTTATAAATAAATAATGGATATTGATGACGATTTTTCTGAATATATTGATAATTTTCAAACTCAAATAAATGATTATTATAATAAAGATAATATTAATATTCCTAAACCTTCTAAATTAATTATTTCTGTTATGTCAGCAACGTGTTGTTTAGGAAATACTATAGATTTACAAGTATTATGTAATAATTTAAAAAAAAGTCCAAATATTGTTGATATAAAACAAAATTATAATATTAGTAGAAAGATTAGTTCTATAATTAAAAAAAAAATATTTTACAATCAAACAACTTTATATATTAGACCTTGGTATGATATTGAAAGCAAAAATAATTTAAATATATTAGTAAATTTAAAATTATTTAGAAATGGTAAATGTCAAATGTGTGGATTAAGAAGTATGGAAGATGGAATTCAAACAATAAAAATTTTATTAGATAATATTGTTGAAGAATCAATTGGTGATGAAAATAATAGAACTATATATAATTTAGAACAAATTAAAGAAAATTTTAAAATAACTTTAATTAATAGTGATTTTTACATTGGATTTAAAATAGATAGACATAAATTATATAATATTTTATTAAAAGATAATTTAAATGTTAATTATGATCCTTGTGTTTATCAAGGTGTTAATTTAAAATATTTTATTAATTATGAATTAAATAAAGAAGATACAGGAAAGTGTTTATGTCCTATTGTATCAATGAAACAAAAATGTAAATGTTTATATAATTTATTAGATAATAAAGATGATAATAAATGTTTAAAAGAACTTAAAAAAACTTACAATTATAAAGTAGATAAAGATAATGAAAAAGAGTTAAATAAAGAAATATATAATAAATATGATGAATCAAAAGAAAAATGTAATTGTGAATTAACAGAAACAAAAGAATTATGTAAAGGAAAAGGTGAAGGTTATGGAAAACATGATTGTAAAAAAATAACTATTTCTATATTTCAAAGTGGTTATATTATAGTAACAGGAAAATGTACAATTGAACAATTAAATAAAGCTTATGATTTTATAATTAAAAAGTGTCATGATAATTTTAATGAAATTTATCAACAAATGTTACCAACAGATGTAAAAAAAATTAAAAGAAGAAAAATAACTTTATTAGTTAGAAAATAATTAAATAATTAATTAAAATTAATATTTTTTTTATATAATATATAATATATGATTAGTGCATTAAATCTTGAAGTTCATGACATGTTATTAATGGCAGGAGTTGGTTACTATATGCATATGCATCGTAAAATAAGTTTAGTAGAATCAGTTGTAATATCAGTTGTTGTATTATTAATTAAAAATTATTTATTAGATAATCAACAAATTGAACAAATCGGTGAAAAAATTGAAGGATTAATGGGTAATGGTATTGTTGAAACATTAAGTAATACTGTTGAAACATTAATGGGTAATAATCATGCAGGCGGTTCAAGTTGTGGAAATAATAAACACGAACATTTAGATGAACAAAATCATTTTAATCCAGAAATGACAGGTGGAATATTTAATAACTTCTTTGGAGGAGAGGAACCTGATCCCACCGTTGTTGAAATGGAAGCGCAAATTGCTGAAATAATGAATAATTCTACTGGTGATAATCAAGGTTCTAATGGTAATAATGAACCTGATTATGGTTCTGATCCTGATTATGTTTCTAATACTGGTATTGTTGTTTCTACTAATGGTGGTAATAATCAAGGTTCTAATACTGATATTGTTGTTTCTACTACTGGTAATGTTGTTTCTACTACTGGTAATGTTGTTTCTACTACTGGTAATAATCAAGGTTCTAATACTGGTAATGTTGAAGCATTAGATGAATTAACAGGTGGATATGCTGAAATAGAACAATCTAATGATAGCGTACCATTATGTGAAATGATTCCTGAAACTAATATTATGCAATGTTATAAACAAATGGGTGAAAATGCTAACTGTAATGAAGGAGTAGTTTGTGGAACACCAGTAAAATATGAAGATTGTTCTATGAAAGGTGGATATGCAAGTTATTAAATTAATTTTTAATATTACTTCTAATTTCCATTAATAATAAACCTAATAAATTATCTTTATCATTTTCATCAATAATATTAGAATTATTAGTATTTAATAATTTTTTTTTTAAAATTTCATCTTCAAATTTAACATTTAAAGCTTTTAACATAATTTCTTTTTTATCATATAATTCATTTTTTTTACAATTTTTAAATTTATAAATACAATCATTAATATAACCTAAATCTTTATTTTTTTTGTTAATATATACTGTATTATTTTTTTTTAAAAGATTTTTATTATATAAAAATGCAGCTTTATTAAAAGTATCACAACTTAATATATTATTGATATAATCTTTATTAGCTTCTATATTATATTCTTCATAATATAAATAATGTTGAACATTTAAAAATATTTTATCATCAATAATAATATTATTTTTATAATTATTTAATAAAAAATCATTATCTTTATTTATAAAAACATCTTCATCATTAGTTGTTACTTCTTCTATTAAATTAATTTTTTTTTTTGAATCAAATAATTCACGTTCTTTTTTTTCTAAAATATTTAATTCATTTAAAAAAGCAATAATAGGTTTATCATATTTAACTTGTTCTCTAAATTTCTCTAATGGTAAAATTATATTTGTATCTCCATATTCTGTAATATAACGTGGATATCTATTATATATTGAATCACAATCAGCAACTGATGGTGAATTTTCAATAATTGGACTATTATCATTTAATTGGTATTCGATTGTAATAGGAAATTTATAATTATTCATAATTACAAAAATATTTTCGTCTTTTTTAATATTTTTTTCAATTGATTGTAAACATACATTAAATTCTAAATTATCTGAATATGAACCACATCTTTCTCCATTTGGTCCATATAATTTATAATATTGAAAATCACATGTAATAACATCTGGACTCCAATTAGAAATAATTGGATCAATCCATTCAAAATTATCATAAACACAAGTAATAATACTACCAATATCAGTTTGTACTATTTTTGGTTTTTTATTAACTGTGTGCATTCTTACAATACCCCAATTATTTTTTCTTAAGAAATGATAAATAGTTTCATTATAAAATGAACTATGTTTGAATTCAAATACAATTTTAAGATTAACATTTTCATCTTTATTAGTTTTATGAATAATTTCTGAAAAATATTCTAATCTTTCTATCCAATTTAATTTATAAAAAGGTATATCTGTATCAATTTCTATAACAATACAACCTAAACATTCTTTAAATTCACGAGTACAAAACCACCAACTTATCCAAAATAATTCTAATGTAGATTTATCAAAATATGTTAATGTAATACTTCCAGGTAATTTAACATTAAATAAAAATGGTTTATTTACAATTTGTCTCCAAATTTGAATATTTTCTTTTATATAATTACATTTTTGTCTTCCAAAATAAAATGAAGAATCAAGTTCAACAGAATTAAATCTTTCAGAATATTTTTTTAATTTTTGTTCATAATCATATTCAGGAATATTATTAAATATTTCAGTATCACACCAACTTGTATGATTAAAATCATTAGTTCCTACATAGGGAATAATTTTATTCATAGTAATAATTTAAGTATTATATTAAATTTATCTTTATATATTTTAAAAAATATAAAACTGATTTTTATTAAACTATAATTATAATATGGAAATTAATTCGTCTTCTATGATTCGTCAATTTGAACAATGTGTTAAAACAGAATTAACTATTATGTTACATAGAATATGTGAAAATGAAAAATTAAATTTTGATGATATTAAAGAAAAATATTTAGATAATATTAATTTAGAAAATGATATTCCAATTAAAAAAAAAAGAATTTTAAAAGAACCACCTAATGAAAAAAGATGTATTGCATATAATGCAGATTGTGAAAGATGTAAAAGATCTAAAAAGGATGATACTGATTTTTGTAGAAGACATCAAAAAAAACAAACTAATGGTACAATTTATGATGAAAAAAATAAATTAGAAATTAAAGAAATAAATCAAACAAATAATGATGATATAGATAAACATTTAGATGGAAATATAATTGAAATTGATAATGTAGAATATATTCATATTCCATCAAATAACTTTATTTACTCTTTTGATAAATCTCCCATTCATTTAGGTTATTTTGATAATATTAACAATAAAATTATTCCATTATAAATTACATGTTTGTTCAATATTTTTATGATTCCAAATCATTTGTCTTAAATTTGCAACAAATGAATCAGGAATTCTAGTATTTAATGTATTAAAATATTTATTAAATATATTTAATGAATTAGAATTATTGCTTGCATGTAATAAAGATAATGTAAAATATATAGCATACATACCACATTCTGAATTACTTTTATGTTGATGTTGAACTTTATTAAAATGAATATGTTTATCATTATAATTTTTAGAACCACCAATAAATTTAACTAAATTTTTAATTAAATTTTTAACATATTTTTTTTTTGTATTTTCTGAATTAGTAGATGCTGAATCAAAAATATAAATATGTTCTGTTTTTTTATCAATAAAAACAGCAAACCAATGTTCTCCTCCTCCATTAGAATTATCTGTATTTAAAATAATACTAAATAATTCTTTATCTTTAGGTAAAATTATATCACAGGTTTTTAGGTTCATATTTTTAAGTTTTTGTTGTGAAAATAAATAACCTATACATTCATCATCATCTTTTTCTTGAAAATCAATAGGAAAAGTACCTAAGTGTAAATAATTAGAATATTTATTTTCAAATTGTTTTAAAGCTTTATCTATATCAACATTAGATAACCAAGATAAATTAAAATCTTTTTTATCTTTATAAAATTTACATAATTTATTAATATTACTTTTCCAATCACTAGGTAAATCTAACATATTATTATCACTAATTTTTTCATGTAATTTATGAATATAATGTAAACATAAATATTTATTTGGACAAGGAGTATCAATATTTTGATTAACTATTAAATCTATTAATATTGAAATATTATTTTCTAATTCATTTAATTTTTTATTACAATATTTTATATTTTTAATATATTTTTGATTTAGATTTATTTTTTTAATATTATTAACAAAATTAAAATTATTATAAAATTTAGGAAATATATTATGATTCCAATATAAAATTCCTTTAATTATATTATTATTTGAATAACAATTTTTTTTATTATTATAATCACAAGTTTTATAAGGAAAAAAAGGTATAGATGGATAAACATTATGTTGTACATTATCATGACCACCTCTTTGTATTAAATTTGATTTAATATTATTTTTTTTATAAAACATATTTAATATTTAATGAGATAAAAAAATGATTATAATATAAATTATATTATTAATGAATAAACAGATTATTATGGAAAAAATATTAGATGCTGCAAATAACGCATATCATAATTCAGGAAATAATACTATGACAGATAATGAATTTGATTGTTTAAAAGAACAATTAGTTAGTGAATTTCCAGATAGTAAGTATAAAGATAAAATAGGTGAAGATGTAATAAATAATAAAATTAAATTACCTTTTCATTTAGGAAGTATGAATAAATTAAAAACAGATAAAAGTATAAATAATTGGACTAAAAAATATAATGGAAGTTATTGTGTTATGGATAAATTAGATGGTTGTAGTGCTTTATATATATATAAAGAAGGAAAATATAAATTATTTACACGTGGTAATGGAAATTATGGACAAGATATATCAAAATTACTTGATTATTTAAATTTACCAAAAATAAATGTTAATAAACTTAATTATTTAGCAGTTAGAGGAGAATTAATAATTAAAGAATCATTATTTAAATCAAAATATAATAAATTATATAGTAATTCACGTAATTTTGTAGCAGGTATAATTAATAGTAAAAATGTAGATAGAAACATAATTAAAGATTTAGATTTTGTTAGTTACGAAATTTTACATCCATTAATGAAAATCGATGCTCAATTAATTGCATTAGACAAATTAAATTTTAACGTATGTAAAAGTGTTGTTCTTGAAGAAGTTAATCAAATATTATTAACAGAAGAATTAAAAAAACGTAAATTAGAATCAAAATATATAATAGATGGAATTATTGTTCGTGATAATAATTTATATGCTAATCCAATGGAAAATAATCCAAAATATGCTTTTGCTTTTAAATTAGATTGTGAAGAAGAATATGGTATATCAACTGTTTTAAATATAAATTGGAATATATCAAGATATGGATTTTTAAAACCTCAAATATGTATTGAACCATTAAAATTAAATGGAGTAACTATAAAAAATATAACAGGTAAAAATGCTAAATTTATAGTAGAAAATAAAATAGGAATTAATACAATTTTAAAAATTAAGAGAAGTGGTGATGTAATTCCTGAAATAGTAGAAATAATTAAATGTAGTAATGAACCTTTATTACCAAGTGTAGAATATATTTGGAATGAAACTAATGTAGATATTTTAATTAAAAAAGATTGTAAAGATTTAAATAATAATATGAATATTAAATTAATTACAAATTTCTTTAAAAAATTAAATACTCAAAATTTATCAGAAGGT